CGTAGCGCACAGGCGGCTACCATTTGCCTATTTTGCAGGATTTCCAATGGTTCGCTTTGGTGATGTATTTTGTGAGATAGTTCACACAGGCCTTGCGGCCGCAACCCTTACGGGTTTCACCTCTGACTACATACTCCCGTTGGTAGTCTTTGACCGAGCGGACATCTACTATGCCTCCCCATTCCTTGTGGAATCGAGAGTCCTCTTGGAATACGGCTTCACCATCGGGGACCTTGACGCCGTAGTCCAGTTTGGGTTTGTTGTCAAGGTACTTGCTGACAATTATTGAGTGTGTGTGGAAATGTATTCGCATTCCTTCGCATCCCCATCCTTTCCATATTGGGGTATCAACACACTCAGGCCAATATCGGCCTAGCGCATTTCTTGAGAGCCACCATTTGTTTGTGTATCTCCAATTGCGTGCTTGTGTGAGACATTTTGTTTTATGAGCATCCTTGATTGATGCTAAGTCTCCACACTGATCGAATGGAACGGATTTAGTCCATTTCGGGTGCGTTAAGGTAACGAATCTTAGATGTTTTATCTCTTCGTTCATTCGTATTTCGTCTAACTGAACGAATGTCTTAACGGCTCGTGAGTATCGCTTAGACTCTGCTCGATGCTTTTTGCATCTCTTAGCGATGTATCTCTCGTATCCTTCTTGGAGAAGGTTTTCACGGGCATGTCCTACACCTTCGTAGAGGCTGTGCGTTCCTTCCTTGATGTATACCCATGTGCATCGGTGACAGGAGAAGCCATACCTGCGCTTCTCTACTTTACTAGTTACAGGACCCGTAGGCGTCTTATTCGATTTATCGAGCGCCTGTTGGGCCACAATGGCCCAACTCGGGTTCTGAGTCATGGTTCGTGTTGAACCATGACAGGTCTAAAATAACCTCAGTAAGATTCTTAGACCGTATCTTTACTTTAGTTCTCTATGGCGCACCCACAGTTGAATACTACAACTCTTGATTTTGTGGGAGCGGCTGGTAACTCGATACTCTCGATTCCGAAGGCACTTTCGCTTCTGAATCGTCGTTCGTATCGATGTGGATATGTTTACAGTGTGGATTATATTGAATTCATACCATCCTCTGCTGACCCTGCTGGTTGGGTAAACAATCAAATTACTATTGCTAAGATTCCCGAGAATTATAATTCACTCGGGGCTTACAGACTTGGGTTTGAAGTCTGGCGTCAGCAGAGGGCTGATGCCATTGAGGATACGGGCATAGAGCCCGGTAAGTGGTCGGATTTTAAGCCGTGGTTCAATGCTGACCACGAAGATGGCACACTTGCTGAATTGGATGTCAAAGGAATGGGTGCTGGTTTTATTTTGCAGAGTTTAGATCAGACTGGGTCTGAATGGAATATGGCAGATATGGTAATTCATGACATAGATCCGGGTGGTGGTGCTACCACTACTACGGTTTTGCCGGTTGGTATGTTGGGTGATGATAATGGTTCCATATATGGTTCTCTCATCAACGCATGGGGCGAGACTCGTCGAGCCACTCTTTCACCTGATCCACTGATTAGTGATCAGGCACACCTGTCTTGGATAACTCGAACAGGTGAGGAGATTGCTGCAATGTCCGGTGAGGTTATTGAGTTGATAGATACGGAGAATGATGTTCCTCCGTATGCTAATCAGCCTGATACGGGTCTTGCTCCTACTTATGTTGGGAATGGTGAGTCGGCGCCGTTGGGAATGCTTGTAGACATGAGTGTAACTGGTTCTACTGGTCGTTCTGTTAATTTGAATGGGGGATTGTTCCCCCTTGGGTATATTGTTGTGGCTACTGATGCTCAGGCCTACACTCTTCGAGTTCACTGTTCGAGAGGGCGCTACAAAGGGGTTAGCGCCAAGTCCATGGGAGGCTTTCGATGACAATCGATGGACCTATCCCTGAGAAGGCTGTGTCAGCTGCAAAGATGGCTCAGATTGGACAGTTGATCAAGGATAATCAAATCCTCACGGCGGTGATCGTGTTTGTTTTGTGGCAAGCGGGAGCGCTTGCTAACGCAGTCTCTTTCATAGGCGGAGTGTGTTAATATGGCGAGATATTCGAAGAAATATTCGAAGAGTGGCGGTGCGCCACGGAATAAGTATGTGTATGGTAAGAAGTTCAAGGCGAGTAAAGGTAAGCACAAGGGTAAGTTAGTGCAGTACCGATACACTGGTGGTCGTAAGTCCACCAAGACGATGGTCAGGGCGAAGCGATGACTCATTGGTCAAAGGCAGTTGGAATCACCGGTTTGATTGCATCCTATGCGGTGATTGGAGCGCTTCTCTACGCTCGAACTCCGGCTACTATTGCAGCTGCCGGATATATTGCTGCTATTCCAGACCCGGTTGTGTATGGAGTAGGTTATTATTTGGGTTCAGGTATTGGTCATGGTGGAGATGCGCCATCGAAGATCGATGTCTTCACTGGTTTGATTTCAGAGTTCAAGGATGAGGAATGTGATCCATTCCATCCTGATTGGGCTCAGAGGTGTTTAGGAGTTCCATCTCCGTTTTAGGGACTTGGTGCACCCTGCATTCCTTCCCCCACGCACCTCTTCTTCATTCGGGCGCAAGCCGACCCTGCTCGTCTCGAGCAGGTTTACATGGTCGGCGTGTAGGATGATCATGCTGAGCATGATCTTCCCGTAGCGCACAGGCGGCTACCATTTGCCTATTTTGCAGGATTTCCAATGGTTCGCTTTGGTGATGTATTTTGTGAGATAGTTCACACAGGCCTTGCGGCCGCAACCCTTACGGGTTTCACCTCTGACTACATACTCCCGTTGGT